TTAATGGTTTGTGTATTGATATCATGTGAATTCAGATGGAAATTGATACCATACCATCCAGGTATTCCTGGACCAATCTCCTCTGATTTGTTATCCTTGTCTCCATCTCTATGAACAATCACAGGCGCACCTCGCTGCAATAGCCCGGCTATCTTATTCCTGTGCATGCCATAATGCCACACATCATAGTACCACCTGTTGCTGTCAAGGATTGCAGCCCCATGCTTGTTGAATGATTCATAGTGCTTCAATATGGTCACCCCTGGATTGGTGGTACCGGACATAACCATGACAAACTTGTCTTTATCAAACACATAGAATTTATCATCAAATTTATTTGGAATGTCCTCATTAGAACGCACGCCCAGAATCCACCTTCCTTCAGGCAAGCCCTTAAATGTATTCAATTGTGCTACCCTATCCAGGAGCTGCTTATCAGTGTACGGCCTTACCATTCGTATCTGCTTTAATTACCTTGTAAATATAGCGATATTTTGGCTTGATATGCTCAAGGCTGTCTACCTTTTGATTGATGCTATCCACGGCATGTTGATTCTGTGCCTTGAGATTCTCTAAATACCGCTCAGCTTGAATGGTTACCTGGTCTTTTGGTGCATCTGCCTGCTGCTGTTTTGGCACAGGTGCAAAGATTAATGCAATAGCTCCAATGATTGACGTAATGATTAGGGCTTTATTTTCCATTTAAGCGCGTATTAAGTTGTTCCTGGAATACTATTTCCTGTAGCAGTTGTTTATCACGTACTCGCTCCTGATCACATTCATTTACCTGCTTTTTTAAGGATGTGATTTCACTATCCTTAGATGTAATTAATACCCTTCCCAGGTATATCAATCCAATTAGCAACACAAAAAACAGATAGGTAAATGGTGACCTGATGAATGTTTGAAAAGATAGCCTGAAAATTTGCTCCTGTGCCATGTACGTACTTATACGTATTTATGCAAATGTGTTTTAATTTGTCAGATTCTGACCAAACAAATTGATATCAGTATAGCTCACCCCATCAATAGTACATGTTAGGTCAAATAGGATGATGCCCTGATCAGTATATACCCATAGCTGGCTGTCACTTAGTACCCTGTACTTAGCTCCATCAACCTCGTTTAAATTATAGGTCATTTCGTTGAATGAAAACCCGCCTGATATTTTTGTAATGTTATACATATCTTTTTGCAAATGCATATTGGACCGCTGATGTGCTTGCCGTACTTGAAGGTTGAAGCGCGAATATTAAATAATAAGTTTGTGTTTCGTCAAACGTTAACACCGTATTTGTACCTGTATTTATAAAATCAGTGTTTCCCACAGCGCCCGCGTTTACGCTTGTTAAAGTATTTGTAGTTGGATTGATAAATAACGACCTTCGAGCCTGTGAGAACCAGTTAGTGTTTGTTAAAGTTGAAAATGCCCCTAACAAAGTTGCCCCTGTCAATGAATCTGATGTATTAATATACATTTGAAATCCAATAGTTCCTGTTGTAACTGCTACCCTTATGGCTCTCGCCTCAATCTCCAGCAGGCTCAATGCACTAATTGTATTGGCTGGTATTGTGATTGTGGCGCTCTTTGTAAATGCTGTGGTACCTGTAACATTGGTACCGGTCACAATTCCCAATGATGGATTTCCATTGATGGCTATATCACCGCTGCCCAATAAGGATGTGCTATTGATTGTTTTGATATTTGTGCCTGATACTAGGGCAGCTTGCTTGCCATTCCAGGTGGTTTTTTCTGCATCAGTTACAAACCTATGACTGCTGTCCTCAGTTACCTTTGTAGCAGCCACATCAGTTACCTTGACATCTGTCACAGCTCCGTTATCAATGGTCCATATGCTACCGGAACCGCTAACAGTGATATCACCTTTGTCACCATCCGGCACACCGCTGCCTGATACCACTAAATTACCCGAACCTAATACAGATGATCCGTTGATGGTCTTTATATTGGTGCCTGATACCAGGGCATCTTGTTTGCCTAATATCTGGCTCTTAAGGTAATCAAAGATATTAAACATTAATATATCTTATTGAGGATAAATATATCACTGTATATGCTATTCAATCCACTATTGCTGCTGAATTGAGCTGTAATATTCAATGTATTTTGAATAGTTGTATCAAAGGTGGTGCTATCTACAGTATTCCAGGCAAAGCCCTCCTGCGTTCCGCCTGCTGCCTTTAATACATGCAGCTGTGCAACAGTGACAATTGATGCCACCCCTGCTGCTCCAATGGACCTCACAGTAAAATGTGCAGTCATGTACCATACCTGATTGGTGATTCCTGGCATTGTCAATGTGCCCGAATCTGCCAACACAACAGAGCCACTTTTCAACCTAATTCTGATGGTATCATTGTTCTTGGCGCTCATCATTCCACCCATTTGTACTTGAAATGAATCACCCACAGCGAAGCCATTGGCTGGCACGCTCAGAGATCCAACACCTCCATCAATCAAAGTACCCTCAGCTGTGGTGGATGTCAATGTTGGGCTATTGGCTGTCTGAGCAAATAGGCCCTTGTTCGCTGTGCTTATTATGTTTATGGTAGTTACTGCCATTATAATGTAATGTTTATGGTATTATTCTCTGTTGTGGACATGCTGAACGTATCCTCCAGCACTCCATTAACGTATAGCTGGTATGTTGTGTACATGTCACCACATGCTTCAGGTGCTGCAGGACCATTCTCAAAATCATAATTATCATATGGAATATCACACCAATTCAATTCATTATACACATCAAAATTAACCGACATGGTCCAGCCTGCCACCATATCCTGCCCCTCATTAATGAATGGCTCAATGGTTATATCATCAGTGATATCCACAAATTCCGTCCACCTGTACTGTCTGAATGTGGTATTCAAATCATTCACTATGCTCAAGCAGTCAGAATGTACCTCATTTATCTGCCTATATTCTGAATGATTGTACTTGTCACAGATAGTAATTGTAGCACTCATCTGCACGCTTGTTTCATTGACATTACCAGGTGCCAATGTGACCACCATCAATGGATATTGAGCAGCATCTCGGCTGATGGCATCAAGGAAATCACCCTGGAAAAATTCATTTATTTGCCGGTGTGCGCTTGCTATCTCGCTGAGCTCGCGCATTACCTGGTTTAATGTCCTTAGCATTTAGGTATTGCTTTAATTTGTCAATCTGTTTCTGTGATATCTTGAATTTCATACTATCCAGCCTGTTGGTGTGTACCCTGTTCTGTCCTTTCTAACTGCCTCATGTTCACATGGGCTTTGTACATACTCTGGGAACATCACACCACCATCATCCTTAAGGTATCCAATCAATCTCTCCTTGTAAAAATATGCATCCTTTCTGAGCTGGTCACGCATCACCTTACTTTGGCTGTCATCATTCGCTGTCATTGTCTCATCAGACTGCCTACCTACGCTCTTATTGGTGAGCTTTTCATTGAGCAATGTGGCACTCCTGTAATCAACGAACGCCACCAGGCATGGAATTACATATTCATTCATCAATGTCACATAATCCGGATTGGTCCAATCATTATTTTGCACCCTAAGCAGCAGCGCCTTGTATAAAGGTGTACCTGTTGCTGGCTGGATGTGCATATCCTGTGACCGCTTAATGATTACAGTGAGCAGTTTTGTATCTGTATTGGGATGTATCAACCCCAGCTTGCGGATGTTTTCCGCTGAAATTAAGTAGTTCATTGTTTACGTTTTACGAGATTCTGCATCCAAATGTGACGGCACCAAGGTGTAGTTTTACCTGTGTCCGGATTGGTATAGTATCCACCTCTGTATCTCCAAACATCTCTGCCTTCCTGTGAGCTTATCATTGAGAGCTCATCCCTGGAATATAGCCTATCCAATCTAAGCAATGCCAGGCAGAAATTCCTTGATTTGGTTTTTACAGGTGGTACATCCTTTCTCGTTTCATAGCTGTAGCGTATCTCATACTGTGGCTGCTCTGCTCCTGGTATTTTATTCACCACCTGCCCACCTGTTGGTGTTACTGTTCCAGTTGTTCTCACACCTTCAGCATCAATAGATGGCTTTTCATACAGGCCCAAGATCACCAATTTTTCAATCACTTGGACAATCACCTGCAAGGGCTCACCTGTTGCCTTGGCAATTGATCCCGCCTCCTCATCATCCTCCTGTAACAAGGTCAATACAGCCTTCTCAAGGTCAGTGAGCTGTACCATTATCTGACCAATCTCATCAAATAGCTGCTGTTCTCTGCTGAATACCTCCTCAGATGGTGTATCCCATTCAACAGGCACGCTCTTAATTATCTCAAATTGATCCTTTAGCTCGCCATGTTTTTCAAATAGCTCAATGCTTTGGTCCGAAAACAGCTGTTTGTGGTTACAAAAGCCCATACCTGCGCTATCCAATCCCACTATCTCGCGAGCTTGTGCCTCTGCAATGGTAGGGAATGATGCCAATAGTACCTGTAGCGCTGCCTCAGGTGTTAATACTCCCTCCTTGATGGCTGCCACTACATCAATAATTGACGCAATCTGTGCACCATTCAATGCTGTTTTTGCCACATCAATCTCTCCAGCTGCCAATGGATCAGCTGCCACATCAGATACAGGTGCTGCTGCATCCACTTGTGGTACAGTTCCTATAGGTGTAACATCAACTAGCTTGAGTATAGCAGATGATCCACTCAATTGGGCCATGTAGTTAATCAGCCACTCAATCTGCTTTTGTCTTGAGCTCACATATGTGACCTTAAATATCTCAAACAAATCAGCACTTTCCGCTGCATTGAATGAGCCTTGCTGGATGATACCAAACAAGGTAGGTGCTGTGATGCTATGAGCTACCAGGATATTTTGCTGCACAGCTCTCTCTGTCATCTCATAG